CAGAAACGAATTCCTTAGCAGCGATTTGTCCGAAGACCTTATGTACTAATGGAAGAGCGATACCTGCCCACTCAGCGCCTTGACCAACTTGGAAGTTACCGTAGCCAGAACCGCCACCTACTGATGACTGCTCAACTACAAGTTGCTTAGCTTGGTTTTCGAGGATAAGAGACATGTTGTTCTTGTCAGTCTCTGAACGGAGACCTTCAAGAAGACCAGTCACTTCCCACTTGGCAGCTAATTTAGCTGCGTCAGACTGCATATTCTTCCAACCGGAAGCTGCAGACTCAAGAAGTTGTTGTACTTGTGACATTGTTTATTTTGGTTTTTTATTTATTATTTTTTGATACCCGCTAAGACTTTCCATCTAGCGAATTGATCGTTTACTTCAAGAATTGGTTTCTTTTCTGGAGCAATACCTGCTGCTTTAGAAGCTGAGCCTCTCATTGATTCAGTAACTGGGGCTTTAGTTTCCTTAATAGCAGTTAATGTTTCGTAGATAAGTTTTGCTTCTTTTACAGAAGATGCTTTATCAAATGATTCCAATACCTTTACTTTTTGTGATTCAGTTAAGTTTTTAGCTCTGAAGATCTTGTTAGTGTAAAGAAGTTTAGCGTTTAGAAGTTTTACTTCGGCTAAAGTTGAAGCTAATTCTTCAAGTTCTACTCTCATTTCTTCTACTTCACCTTCACTAGTAGTTTTTCTACCACTTAAAGCTTTTACTAACTTTTCAACTCCTACTCCTGCTGCTGTCAGGGCTGGGATAGCTGCTGCGAAAGCGGCTATATATGGTGCTGGGTTGTTTATTACATCTGATGTAAGATTAGCTACAGTACCTGCGTCAAATTCATTTACTTCTTCTTCTTTTAAGATTTCGCTGACCTCTTCTTCTTCAGACTCTTCGTCTTCTTCTTCAAAATCAACTTCCTCTTCTTCTTCATCGCCTTCTTCTTCCTCATAGTTTTCACCAGCTTCTAATTCGCCAGCGGCAACCATGTCGGCAATTACGTCCTCGATTAAGGCTTTAAGATCTTCTTCTGACATGTCTTCAAGATCGATTTCTGTGTCTTCACCTTCTACTTCTTCTTCAGATTCTTCCTCTTCAGTTTCCTCTTCTTCTTCTGCTTCAGTTAGACTTTCTTCGGTCTTTTTTTCCATGCCCTCAGTTCTTTCTTCCTCTTCGAGTTCGGCTAGGAGTTCTTCTAGGTCAAGTTCATCTAGGTTTTTTTCTTCCAAATTACCTTTAGGAGCAGTGCTTAAAGCATTACCTACACCTGTTTCATCTGGATCGTTAAGAGTACCTAAACGCTCTTCCATTGTTCCGTCCTCGCTGTAGTTCTCATCAGTCATCTCGGTTTCTTCCATTTCATCCTCTTCAAGTTCCATTTCCTGTAATTTAGCGGCAAATTTCTCTTGTAAGTAAGGAGTAAATGCTTCCTCGAGAGCTGCTTTGGCATTTGCGATAGCTGCTTCTTTAACAGATTTGGCATCAGCAATAGCCTCCTTTAAAAGGTCTCTACTGTTTGACATTTTCCTCAAAATTTAGTTTGTGGGGTACGGTTATTATATTTGGGAACCGTAATAAGTATTATACATAAACCCAATATTATATAAAGATAATATACTAGGGTCGGTGATACATATGTATGTATCTACTTAAAGTCGTATATCCTTAAAAAACAGGACAAGTTCCTTTGGCACATAAGATATCTGTTAGGATACCATTTACTTTACCATAAGAACTAGCTTTATATTCTTTTCCTTCATTTACCAAGTGCATGTATGAGCCTGGATTAGAAGGGGTTGAGACAAAGTCCCAACATAGGAGTTCGAAGTCATCTTGTACTTCCATCATCCCACCACTCATAGGTTTTAATGAACCCATACCACGTGATGATACACCTACCATTACTCCGTTGTCAATAAGTGCTTTAAGTATATTGCCTGATACTGTTGGTAAAATTTCGATTTTACCTAGGATATTATCACCGTCCCACCATAGGTCACGAATGATGTGGCAAACATTTTTTAAGTTGATTATAGACGAATCTGGATGGTCTAGTTCACCTGTGGCTCTGTTTTGTTTAACCACATCCATATATTTTTCTATTTCACGCTTCCAAAGGTCTTTAGCATAGTATCTACCATTACCATTTTTAACTTGAGCAGAAGCTAAGATACCTTCAACAATAGGATTACCAGCTGGAGATTTATAGCCTTCAACTAGTTGTACAGGTGCAACCTGAAACGGTAGTGTTTCTATAAGTACTTGTTTCATTACTTTTTCTTTGGCATGTCGCCATATCCACTAGCTTTGTATTTTCCTTTAACAGGCTCACCTTCACCTAAGCCAGCTGCTTCTTTAGTGTAGCCAATTCCTTTAACTCCGAATGCAGCATTTTCTACATAGAATGAAGGATTCTTTTCTAAGTTCTTTCTTACAATCTCTTTTAACTGGTCAATAGTTTTATCAGCATTCTTAGGATCTCTCATTTCAGCATAGTATCCTTCTAAGAATTCTTCACTATACAAGTTATCAATAAGCTTTTTATTACTATATTCATATCCTGTTTCTTTTTGACTATCAGTTACTTCTTTAGAAAGTTTAGTTTCTACAGCTTTAGTAGACTGTGGCCCCATTGGTTTAGGAGCTTTAATAGGATTTTCTTGATGTGAAGCATAAGTAGGACCTACTCCTGTAGACACATTGTATTCTTCATTTAAGTAAGCATCAAATGCTTTAAATGGGTCAAACAAACGCTTAGTGACTACACCACCAATACCTTCATTTAAAATACCCTTTTGTTTTAGGATAGTTGTAGCTTCACCATATGAGGCAAAGTTAGTGATGTACTCAGGAAACAGTCTACGAGCTGATTTCAAGAACATATCTTTATGTCCTTTTCCTTCCTGGATTAGATTGTATTGTTCTTGTAATGTTCTCATGTTATAGGTAAAATAGTACTGCTCCTGAAGATAAAGAAGCGCTTGTTACATAAATTGGTACAGTTGTTCCAGCTGGGATAACCCAGTTAGTAGTTGCTAAATTAGTTCCATTAGCATCTTTTAAAGCTGTAAAAGTTGCTGATCCTGATACTACAGTAAAACCAGCAAAACCACCTTGTATTGAAGTGGTAGTTACAATTCCTGAAGCATTTGCGGGTATATTTGCCATGTTATTCTTCTTTTTTTAATAATTCTTCGATGTCATCTAAGTAGCTTAGAATTAGGTCTGTTGGTTTAACAACAGCATATGACTCTGGTTTTTCGTTATAGTAAGCTATAGTTTCATCTTTTGCATTATCTATAGCAGGATACAAGTTATTTAAGCGTTGGGTAATTTTATCAAAGGCAGCAATGCGTTCTTCCTGGTATTGTTTTCTACTAGGACTAATTTCATTTACTGTATTTCTTAATTTATACTTGTACATGCTTATAAATATTATTTACCCCATAAATATTTAGTGTCTATAGCCTTAGATTGGGCAGCTAGTTTTTCACTATCAACTGGTTTATATCCAAATGCTTTAGTGTAATAATTATTTTTTACACCTTTAGTTCCTGCTTTAGGTCCTTTACCTAATGAAGCACCCGGATTAGCTTCACCTAGTTTTTTCATTTTAGGGGCTAATTTATAAGCATATTTTGCACCATATTGAGGACCTTGACCAGTTTGGAATCCTGCTGCTCCAGCTCCACCACCTGTACCAGTCATTTCAAATAAGCCTTTAATGGCGTTATATTCAGCTGGGTAGGTTTTTCTAAGGTGAGTTCTGATTCTATTTCTTAATTCTCTATATTCTTTGATATAGGTTAAGAATTGCTCATCTTTTCTGATAGTATCAGTAGTAGCCATACCCTCTAAAGTCTCTAAAGCTCTGTTTAGATCCTTAACTAACATTTCAAAGTCAGGAATGTAAATAACATCAGACTCATACTCTGCTTCTCCACCAGGAGTAGGTACAAGTTTGAATTTTCTACCGCGTAAAGCTTCCTTGATTTTAGATGTTATTTCCATTAGCTATCTTAAGTTCTTCTACTAATTCACAATATTGGAGTAGGTCAACTATATTCTCGTTTTTGATAGATTGATTTTTTTTTACTTCAACGATAAGAGGTAATACCTCATTTAGTTTAATTTGAACAACCTTGTCTGTTACAGTTTTGCTAATGGTAGCTAACTCTTCTTTGAGTTGCTGAATTCTAGTATTATAGAATGTTCTTAGTTTAGGGGTTGAGTCAACCGAAGTGATAAATTCTTTAAGTACTTCTTTTTGTGACTCATATAAGCTTGAATACTTACCATTGAATTTCTCTAGTAAGATTTTGTATGTAAGAAGTCTTATATCCTTATCATATGTTTGGAATTCTTGTAGAACCTCGTCTTTTACTTTTTCTTCCTTAATAACTGGGGTTGATAAATGTTCTAGTAATGTGAACTTATTATCAATTAACTGAGTAGGGTTAGTAGCATCAGTTGTATGTTCTGCTTCAATTAGAGTATATAAAGCAGCATAAGGTTTATAATTGGTAAGTTTAGTCTTAAAGAACTCATCTAGATCATAATGTTCCTTAATCTCATTGATTAAGTTATATTTTTGTCTACGTAAAGATGATCTGTTAAGCTTCTTAGATGATTCTAGGATAGTTTGAATTAAAATATTTGCTTTAGCTTCAGTTATTTTAGTAGTCTTACTTAGAGTTTCATATAATTTTAACTCTTTACCTAATTCACTTTTTACAAAATACTTTTTAATGATATTTAATGCTGGTGATTGGCCTCCATTAAGTGTATCAGCTGTTACTTGTCTAACAAGCAATTCAAAAAGAATACCAGTATTTTTATATTTTGAATGCTTAATATTCATTCTATCTAGGATTTATTATAAATATATAAAGATATTTACTCAGTCAAGTTAGACTCATCTAACAATGACTCAGCAGCCTTAGTTTTACTATAAACTATCTCTTTACTTAATGACTCTAGTAAAGCCTTATTTTTGCTTTCTAATGCTAAAGGTGAACCTCCTTTGTAGTTAGGTGTGCCATATCCTTCTTGATCATCTGTTTTATTGTCTTGACGACCAAGTCTGTCTCTACCTAAAGCATTTTGTTGAGTATTGATATTAGAAGCCTTTTCTTCAGGTCTTCCTAATTTTTTATCCTCATCATACCCATCAGGTACTTCACTATTCTCATATCTTCCTCTACCATATAGAGAAGCTAAGTCATGTGGTGTACCGTATGAACGACCTGTCTCAACTGGGTCATTTCCTTCTTCGGTAATTTGTTGGATTCTGAAGTTACGTTTAGCATCTTCAACTGTTAAATCTCTATACTCATCATATTGATCAGCACTAAATTGGAATACATTGTCATAGATCCAATCTGAAGGGATAATTTTAGTATCTAGCATCTCTTTAGCTAAGGCTACTTTTTCCTTTAACAAGTTAATTTTTTCTTGTTCAGCGATGATTGAAGGTGTAGTTAGGCTAAGTTCAAAGTTTGTTAAACTTTCACCATCATATCCTTGAGTGTAAAGGTGTACTAAGGCAATCTTGTATAGCTCAGATAATAGGATTCTTTGAATACGATCAATTGTACGGGCGAATCTAATATCTTCAGCTGCTAATGTTGCTTTACCAGTTAAATCTTTCTCATAACCCATGAAGGCTTTAGGTACCTTAAGAGCAGCAAATAACTTATCACGTAAGTAAGTTACGTCTTGAATACCATCATAATCTAGACCTTTTGTAGTTTCGATCTTAGTAGCTGAATCATTGCCTCTTACTGGGATATAGAAGTCCTCAAGTAAGTTTTGCATGTTGTACTTTAAATTATATTCACCTGTTTTCTCATCCATCAATGGAGTTTTCTTCATTGTGGTGATAGTTTTCTGCATAAATGCTTCAACTTCTTGAGGTGGAATATTACCTACGTTAACGTAGAAAATACGTTTTTCTGGAGCACGAGCAATTCTATGGATAAGCATCGCATCCTCCATTAGAATATACTGTTTAAATAAACGACGTGCTGGTTCAAGATATGAACGACCATATGGAAGATAGTTTACATCTGTCAATAGACGGAAGTGAGCTATTTCATAGTTGTCAAACACAATCTGGTTATCAGATGGTTTTGTGTTTGGAGTTTGGTAGTAACCTGAACCTCCAGTGTAATAACCATCTGGGGAGTAAAGGAATTGTACTTTAGAAGGGTGTTCTAAGTCAAAGTTTTCACGTCTTTGAATGTGGTATGCTGTATAAGGAATTACATTATAAACACCATATTTTTCTGCAATTTCTAGTTTGAGGAAGAAATCACCGTACTTACACATTTGGCGAGTCCAAGACCATAGGTTGAATTCAATATTAAGTACATCATAGAATAAGTTGTAAAGAATTTTCTGGATGTCATCATCGCTACTTCTAATTTGAAGTACTTC